TGTACCTGAAAAGAAACGGGCTAAAGCAATCCACGCTTGACCCGTAGCAGTAGAATTTTTTGTTATATCAATAAATCCTTGTAAAGCACCTTTTTCTAATTTTCCTATTTCTTCTAATGATTTTGAAACTTTGTCAAGATTATATGCCATATCTTTGGTAACCTTAACATAAGTTTCTCCCGTCATTAGAATTTCCCACCTGTTTTATGTTTGTTTATTTCATCGAGTTTCATATGCTCGATTTCAGCATGAACCAACAGAAGGTCAGTTATTAGACTTACAGGTAAATCCATAGCAACATCAGGGCTAATGTTTAATTCCTTTGATAGAGTATAATATGTTATTGCATGTGCTACTCTTGGATTTTTGATTTCGCCCCTTCTTACTGCCCTTCTGAATTCGCTTTTAAATTATCATCAACCTCCACGACACTAAAAGGGTCAGGCAAAATAGCCTTAATCTGTTGTCCGACATAAGGATTGATTCTTAACAAATCAATAGGACTCAACATAGGTTCAGTCTTTTCTACAAATGCCTCAAATAAATATCTATATACTTCAGTCATATCAAATGATACATCTTGTGCTTGCATATTGACATTAAATAGTTTCATCTGCGCTTGCTCTAATTGAAAGAATGTGGGTTCTTTAACCCAAATCTTCATGTATTCTTCTTCATTAGGGTCAATTCTTACATAGTGTAAAACGCTTTCTACTCTTGTCAATAATTTACCTTTCTCCGTTATAATTTTCTTTTGTTCCATAATATTCACCTTTTTTCATAATTCTCACCGACTATATCTTAATTATCATGATTGCATAACCCAATGGGTAGTAGCATTCAATGTTCCAACTCTAAGAGGCATGATAGTAAAATCAACTTGTACAGGTCCTCTATCATCTTGAATGGGCCAAGTAGCCGCACTAATAAGATAATCATCGAATTCTAATCTAATCTGTTCACCGTTATCCTTTGTAAATAACAGTACTATTTTAGCGTTTGAGCCATCATCAGTTTCACCTAATGTAAATCTATGTGGACTTTGCCTTCTTAGTTCATCAAAAATTCTTCTGTCTGTAACCAATGCTTGCATACTAATTTCGTATGTTCTTTGTCCAGGAACATATGATTTAATTTGCCTATTATATTGCCCAACATATCTTTTATCTGTAAGACTGTTTTGTACGCTAAGTGTAAAAGAAGAAACCTTTAGGAATTCTTGCCCAAATAAACTAATAGAACCATTAGAGAAAAAGAATGGGTCAATAAATGATTGAGTAATATCACAATTTGTACCTGTTCCTCTACCTGTTTGTCCACCAAAGTTTAACAAATTCTTAAATTCTGAAGTATCGTTATTTGTAGAATCATAACATTTACCTACATATCCGCCTTCCGCTTCAAAGACTCTCTTAACATTAAGATTTATAGTAGCCTTAACTTCTTCATTTTCATTTGCCGTTAATTGCATATCTGATACAACACAGCCTGGATATAATTGAGCATAAACACTTTCACTATATGAATTTCTATCAACCATTAAAGAACGACTTGTTCCATCAAGTACTGAACCTTTTTGTGTTAGCATCTCTAAAGCAAAAGATGGTAGTTTGTTATCATTTCTTTCTCCAAAGGTATATGTAATTCCGTTATTTAAAGCACCATTATTTTCTGAAGGTAGTGTAACTAAATATGCTGAAGTGTTAGGAAGTAAAGGAGGACATAGTGTTTGTGTACCCTTTAATACTCTATGGAATTTACCATTTGATGAATGTCCACTTGATGCTCTATCTGTATCTGTGCCTGTATTTACACCTGCGTATAAAATGTGATTTGTTGGTGCTGAATCTACTGTTTGGAAATTATTAGTATGAGTTTTATCTCCACCATTGGTACTTGTAGCACTTGATAAATTACCAAACGCATAAAATAACCATGAACCATGATTTAGATTAACATCAATACTTGCCGCACCTGCGGTTTCCATTCCTCTATATTGATAGGAGTAGTTTCTACTACCTGCTAATGAAAGATTCATTTGTTTTGTTTCTTGTTCAATTTGTGGAATACCGATTGAGTTAGTTAATCCTACCCAATTATTAGATAATACTCTTGGTGAAACTTTGTAAAGTGCGGTAGCATCATCTCCATTTGATTGAATAGTTTTACCCAAGAAAATATGTTCAGTATCAGCAGGGTTATCGGTAGCAGCGATTAAAGCAACCTTAACTGATGGAGTAGAATCAAGAGAAATAACTCTACCTGCTTTTGTAGAAGAAGCCCCTACATCTGATGTATGAATACTTACCCAATCACCCGCAGTTAATGTACCTGTTAAATCTACTGAAGTATTAATAGTAGAAATTGTAACTGAAGCAAGTGTTGGAGTACCACTAACTGTTCCTAAAGAATTAGTAATAAGATGTAAATGTGTTGTAGATGTTGTAGGTTCAGTAATTGTACTTGTTAGTGTACCACTTGTTGCTGATGTAATTACTCTACCTATTTCTACTCCTAATGAATTTCTAATAATATCTCCTACTACATATTTTTGTCCATTACCAACAACAGAACCAAGTACTGCATCACCTTGATTTGTACTTGTTATAGCATTATCAATTAATTCATATGAGTGTGGTGCAGGAATAACTGAACCATTGGCTTCTAAAATAATATAACCTCTTGGGTTTGAAGGTGTAGCATTTGTATCACTATTATATAATGAAGGATAATTAGCAATACTACCTGCAAAATAAATTGCATCTGCATCATTACCTGCTACTATTGCACTAAATCTAAAAGTCGGTGCAGAACTATCATCAGAATAAAAGAATTTAGCAGTACAACCCGTATATAAATCGGGTACTAATTCATAATAATCAGAAAACTTTTTAGTTGTTCCGACTGTTACATTTGTTCCATCTAACGCATATCCTAATGAATATTTAATTAAATGTGCTTTATTCGTTCCTGTTCTTCCTAAAGTTGGTCCTAAAGGCATATACCCTAAGAATAACTCGCTTTCTGGGGCTAAGGTAACCGATTGACCTGAACCCATCCATACTTCTGTTGATACCATTTTTCTTCACCGTTTTATTTTACTTTTCCCTAACAACCTACGGGGGATGCTAATCGTTTCATAACAACATTCACTTTATATCCAAAAATTCTATTCTTTTTATCATTACTTTCTGTTCTATCATTTACAGTTATCATATTGATATTTTCATAAATTGATGAGCCTGTCTTATTCCAACCTCTTCTCCTTTGCTCAAGTATATATCTTACAAGTAAATAAAGACTACGGATTCTTTCAACACCAAAATTACTTGTAGGAGAAACTCTTGTATCATCATTTAGAATCCTATCGTCTTGTCTTGTTCTAATACTAATTGACATATTATAAGTTTCATTTCTATAATCATGTGCGTATGATGGATAATCAATACTATTACCTGTTTCTGAAATTACTATAATATCTTTTGAATAAATATATGTATCAGCATTTGTAGATTCTTTTTTACTTGCAGTATTAATTCTATTACCGCCTCTTGACCTACCTTTTGTATCTACTGTTCTACCTGCTGATAAATCTCTAATGTCCATAATAATTGGATGTACTGCATGAACATCAGCAATATCTCCACAACCACCTGAAACTTTTAATGCGTCAATAGCATCATTCCAATTTGAATCTAATAAATCTACAAGATATTCAGTTTCACTCACCAAACATAACACCTACCATTTCTTCAAATAATGCTTTTTCTATTTCTTGCTTAACAATTTTTTCAACAATATTATCGGACATTTTTTCTCCTAAATATTCTTGAGTAATATCTTGCAAGTCTTGATTATCGCTTATAATTTTTTCAACACGAGTTGGAATAGAATTAATTAAAGCCCTAACTTTATCAGACTGTTCCTTCGTAAATACCATCTCAATCACTATCTATCAAATATATTAAGCGTTTCTTCATATTTAAAATCTTCTCAACATCAGCCCTGTATGTATCAAATTTAGTTTTAATATCTAATCCTGATTGTTGATTTTCTCCTAATAAGATAGTATTATCATCTGATGACATTAATTCACAACAAACTAATTTAGTTGCCGCTTCTGTAATTACTGCTGGAACAGTTTGTTTTCCTGTTTGATAAGTACATCTTAGAGAATGTTTAACTTGTAATGGATATGTACTTTTAAAGAATACAGTACCTGTTGCATTATCTATCCACCAATCATTATCTCTTCCAATATTTTCATTATCTTTAAAATCTTCTTTTGTAATACCTGAACCATTAACTGTAATAGTACAATTTTTACCATCATCAGAAGGTAATAAAGAAGAGATAACAATTGAATTATCATCTTCTAAAGAAGCGTAAAAGAATTTACTAATATTACTACCTGCACTTCCTTGAAAAGATTTCTTTCCATTTTGTCCTGTAAAATCTCTTGTATTAGCAGGGGCTTGTTCATTTATTAAATAAACTAATTCTTGAGCAGTTGTATTATTTCCAAATTGATTATTAAAACAACCTGCATTATTAGGATGCGTTAGTAATGTAAATGTTTCACCACTATTAGGTAATTGTAATACTACATTTGTAATTGAAGTAAAATCTGTAATATTAACTTTACAAGTAGCACCTGCTAACTCTTCCCAAACATCTCCTTTCCAAGCACAAAGTCTTATTACTTTTCTTACATCTTCTCTATTTAATCTAACAAAACCGACATAATCTGTATATCTACTTGTAGCACTATTATATCTGTACATTCTATTAAAATCTAAATCAAAATCTTTCATTTCATCTTCAATAATAGATGGTCGCCAAGATTGCTTTGTATATTCATCAATATAATCTTCAGCGTATCTAATTAACTCTCCAATATTTGCAAGAGTAGGAATTGTATCAGTTGTAAAAGGTGCTATTCCTAATAAATCACAAATTTTTGTCATGTTAGTATAATGTCCTATACCACCGTCATAATCAAGTGAGTTAATTGCTGTATCTGATGGTCTTATAATACTCATTATCGCACCGCCTGTATAAGTACATTCATTCTACTTCTAATGTTTTCAACAAATTCTAATCTATCGGGGTCAGTATTTTCTCCTCTTAATGCGTCATCTTGTATTCTTCCCGTTGGTGTTACTCTTTTATTTCCTATTTTTCTTTTTTGGTCGGGTCTTAAACCTGTACCTGAAACTTTAGGCATAATAAATGATTTAGACCTACCTCTTTCAATTTTATATCCTACATATGATTCAGCCTTTGATTCCCATAAAACTTGCCCTTTTAATAATAATTTACTTTTAGCATAGTCAATTTGTACTTCCATATCTTTAATTTCAATTGATACTTTACCATTTCTACCATCGTTAAATGCTTTATTTTTTGACAAATCTTCTGATAAACCCTTTCTTAAATCTAAAGCATTTAGTAATCTATACATATCTGCTCTTTCAGGCTTCTTAAATTTACTGTCCTGTCTTTTATTATTCCAATGTTCTTCGATTAGTAATCTTTCTTCTTTAATATCTTCTTTAAGTTTAGACATATCATTTACAAAATTACCTTCTTCATCTTTTTCTTCATCTATTTGACTAATTAGATTTTGTAGATTATCCATATCATATTCTACCATTTCTCCCCACTCATTTAGAATAGTACCAAATTTATCTGTTGAAATATTAATATCTCTTGTATCATTTACAATTCTTAACTCTCTTCTAAGTAAAGTTAATCTATTATCTAAATTAGAAGTCATTGTATCATATTTAATTAAATCTTGTAATCCATTTAAAAATTCTTCTTCTTTCATTAATTCAAATGTTTTACCTGTTGTTAAATCATCAAAGTCTTCTAATGATTCATCTACCATCATCTGTTGTCCTGCTGTTTCACCTTCAGTACCCTGCATAGCATCTTCGGCTTCTCTTTGTTCTTGTTCGGCTTCTTCAAGTCTTTCTTGTTGTATTCTTAACTTTGCTGATTCTTGAGCCGCTTGTTCTCTAAATTCTTCTTCGGTTAAATCATCTTCATCGTTTGCTTCATCTAACGCTTCAATTAATTCTTCGTTTTCCATAGCAAAATTGATAACTTTATTCATTGTCTTTTGGAAAATTGTTAATTTATTAATAAAATTATCAGTCTTTTTTAAAGAAAAATCTTCTACTAAATTTTTTCTTAATTCATCTACTGTAAATTTAAAAGAACCATTGTCTTTTAAGTAAGATGAAGGTGTAAAATCTGATAAATCAATAATGTCTTCTTTTTCAAGTCTTTCGTTTTGTAATTCTTTAAGATTACTAATTATACCTGCGACCATTTCCATATCACCAATTAAATTAGAAGTAATATATTTTTTAACTTTATTTTCTAATCTTTCTTGTGTGGAAGTAGTTTTTGCTCTATAAAAATTAGTTAAAACATCTCTAATCATTTTCCATTGATAATCTCCACTAATTCCAGGTAATTTTTTTACTATATCTTTAGGTATATTACCTGTATAATTAATTATAACTTTACCTTCTTTATTAATTTGTTTATCTATTACTGATTCAGAATTAATAATATCTCTTGATGCACCACCTATTGTTCTTGCATAACCTGATTCAAAATCAACTGACCTTTTCTTAATTTCGATAGGTAATTTAAATTTAGTTTTATTAGTTTCTACTTCTTCTAATCTAACATTAATATTATCAGGATTAACAAATGAATCTAAAATAAATTCTTCAATTGTATCTCTACTCATTTTAACAGGTCTATCTGATAAATCGTCTTTATCTCTTTCTTCTAATGTAACTGTTTCAATTGTAAATTTGGCTTGTGCATTTATAAGCGGTTGAAGATTTTGCTTCTGCCACATATTTAATGCTCTATCTAATAATCTTACGACTGTTTTTATGTCTTTTTCTTTTATAAATTTAACAAAACCTTTTTGGTCTGTTATTTCATCTAATTCTTCATTACTAAATGTAATAGGATATGGAATTTGTTGTAGTAATTCTAACAATGGAGGTTTAATCTCATTACCTTTATCGTCTTTACCAATAGTAATTAGTTTATCTATCTGTACATTAATATCTAATTCTTCTTTCCCTTCGTTAATACCTGTTAATTTACTTTCTACAATTAATGGTACTGCTAATAATTTTAAATATGTGGCTTCTCTATTTTTTACTTCTGTTTCAAATTGATTATATGATAATTCTTTACCTGTTATCATACTATATTTTGTATTGTATAAAGACTCATCTATTGTCTTTTCTACATTTTCAATTAGAATGCCTAAAGCAACCTTTTCTTCATTTGTTTGTGGTTCTAATGTAACTGCTGAATAAAATCCTTCTACTTCAGGACTATTTTCAATAACTTGTCTTAATGTAATATCATCATTATACATTGTTTTTAACTGCTCATCAAATTTTACTCTTGTAATTTCAATAGAAGATTGAAGGTCTCTAATTTTCTTTGTAAATGCGCCCTTTGCAGCACCTGTGGCTTTATCTCTTTCTAATTTAAGAGCCTGTAATTCATTCTTTCCTTCAATAAGCAAATTTCTTGCGACATTATACTCTTCTGTATTTTTTACATTTAGACCTCTTTTATTGGCTTTAAATTGTCTTCCATATGAAACTTCAAAACTTTTAAAATTACCATCTTTATCTTTAATCTCAATTGTTCTATCTGAAAATTTTAATTCTTTGGGTTGTTCTTCACCTTCTACTTGTTGATAATATCTATTATTATTTAAATCTCTCAACTTAGTATCTAATAGTATATCAATTGCTTCTTTATTAATACTATTAAATGTTTCTAAATCCCAAGCATCTTTAAAAGTAGGATTATTATCCCACTTCTTTTTACTTCGCATCCAACGGATTAAACCTGCTCTAATTCTTTTTTGCATTCCTATTTTAGATTGGTCTTGAGGAATAATAAACTGATAAAAAAATTCTAAAGCAGTATCTACATTCCACTTAGTACCATCTTCAAAGTTATCTACTCCACGAAAAGAGCCTACTTCTGTTTCCATTATTTACACCCCTCAAGAGTGTAAAACAAACATTTCAAGTCCTGTCCAATCATCACATTCAATTCTTAGACCACTTCTACAAAGAATACCATCAGTATAATGTTTTTGTTCTGATATATTTGCTAATAATCCTGCATCAAAACTATATCTTGCTATTAAATTAGTAGTGCCTGTTCCTGTATTATCAGCATAAACTGAAATTACTCTTGTAGCACCTGCGGCTAATGCACCTGTTGGAGTTAAAATAAAACCATTATAGACACATGGACTTGCTGATTGAACATTAGTATCGCCTGTTATTCTTGTACTTTGAATTCTTCCCATTGTAAAACACCTTCTCGGTAAAAGAAATGAGAGAGGTCGCCACTAATAAAAGTAGCGACTCTCCCTCAAATCAATTTTAGCATTTACTAATTACTCTTCTTCATCAGATAGCAAAGAAATTAGTACAGATTTGTTATCAAAAGCCTTGTATTCAAGACCTCTTTCATCACAAAGAGCCTGTAATTCTTTCTTTGTTAGTGTAGATAAATCAACTACTTCATCAACAACTTCAACTGTTTCTTCTACAACTTCTTCAATTGTTTCTTCCACAACTTCTACTGTTTCAGTATTTTCTTCACCTTCAATTTCCCAACCATCTGCACCTGTTATTTTTAGAACCATCTGAGCATTTGCTTCTACCCAAACACCATTAGGAAACTCTCTTCCATAAAGGCGAGCAAAACCTAAAGTATATCTAATTCTTGGCATTTAATTCACCTCAAATTTGTCCGTGTACTCTTACTCTAAGATTAGTATTAGTAATATCTGTATTATCAGCAGTAGCATTTGTTCCATCAAGAGAAGTAAAAGATAGTAAAAAACCATCTT